AATGACAAGAGCTGTAGGTTCACCAAATGTATTTGTAAATAGTATAGCTGTATCTCGTCAAGGAGATAATAATACAGGTCATTTATTGCCTGGTGTGCCTTGTCCTTCTCATGCAGCTCCAATAGCCGTAGGTTCTACAACTGTGTTCATAAATGGCAAAGGTTGTGGTAGAGTTGGTGATGCTATATCAGGTTGCACTAGCGTGGCGGCTGGCTCTCCTAATGTTTTTGCTGGATAATTTCTAAAAGGTGTATAAATATTACCGTTATGGCAAGTTATGACGCTTCAAGCACAAATAAAAGTAAAAAATCGGTAAGGACTTACAAAGACCTTGACCTTGATTTCACACGACATCCAGTTACGAATGATGTTGTTAAAATTGAAGATGTTGACGCAGTTAAAAGAAGTGTTAGAAACTTAATCAATACAAACTTCTATGAGAGGCCTTTTCATCCAGAATTAGGTTGTGGTGTAAGAGAATTATTATTTGAAAATTTTACACCCTTAACAGGCATTTTTATTAGAAGAAAAGTACAAGAAGTTTTAGACAACTACGAACCAAGAGCAAGAATTTCTGGTATCGCAGTTAACGAACAACCTGATAGAAACGCAATTGATGTTCAAGTTAATTTTTATGTTTTAAATCTACCAAATCCCGTTTCTGTCACAACTACATTACAAAGAATTAGGTAAATAAATGGCATCAAATAAACTTACAGTATCAGAATTCGACTTTGATAATGTCAAAGCAAATCTAAAAACTTTTTTACAAAGTCAATCAGAATTTCAGGATTATGATTTTGAAGGTTCTGGTTTTGCCGTTCTTTTAGACTTACTTGCTTATAACACTCACTACCTAGGATTTAACGCTAATATGTTAGCTAACGAAATGTACTTAGATAGTGCAGACATTAGAAAAAATATTGTTTCATTAGCCAAGATGTTAGGTTATACACCTACATCTCCTAAAACTCCAACTGCTAATTTATCAATTAGAGTAAATAATGTTACATCAGGAACAGCTTCTTTAACAATGGACAAAGGCACAGTTTTTACAACATCAGTTGGTGGTACTTCTTATGAATTTGTAACTAATCAAAGTTATACTATTCAACCTACTGCTGGTGTTTATAATTTTTCCAATGTTAACATTTTTGAAGGCACTTTAGTAACTTTTAAATATACTGTGGATACAAGTGACGCTGACCAGAGATTTATTATTCCTAACGCTAACGCTGACACAACAACATTAAAAGTTACAATTCAAAATTCTGTTTCAGACACAACAACAAATGTTTATTCTTTAGCTTCAGGCTATTCAGAATTAAATGGAACATCTAAAGTTTATTTTTTACAAGAATCTGAAGATAATAAATTTGAAGTTTATTTTGGTGATGGTATTATTGGTCAAAACTTATCAGAAGGCAATATTGTAATCTTAGAATATATTGTTACCAATAGAACAGAAGCTAACGGTGCTAGTACATTTACTTTATCAGGTGATATTGACGGGTTTTCAAATGTTGCTATTACCACAGTTTCAAATGCTCAAGGCGGTGCAGACGCACAATCTAAAGAGTCAATTAGATATAATGCACCTTTACAATATGCAAGACAAGATAGAGCTGTAACAACTACAGACTATGAAACACTTGTAAAACAATTATATCCAAACGCTCAATCAGTATCAGCATGGGGAGGTGAAGATGATGAAACTCCTGTTTATGGTGCAATTAAGATAGCAATTAAAGCTGCCTCAGGTTCAACTTTAACAAATACAACTAAACAAAGTATAATTACACAGTTGAAAAAATTTAATGTGGCGTCTGTTCGTCCAGAAATTGTTGACCCGGAAACAACATCAATTCTTTTAACATCTACAATAAGGTTTAATGAAAATTCTACATCTAAAACTGCCGATACATTGAAATCAAATATTATCACAGCTTTGACTAATTACAATAATAACACTTTGAATCAATTTGATGGTATTTTTAGATATTCTAAAGTAACAGGATTAATTGATGATACAGATGCAAGTATTTTATCAAATATTACAACTTTAAGAATGAGAAAAACATTAACACCACAATTAAATACTTCAGCGAGATATAACATTTATTTTAGAAATGGTATTTACAATCCACATCCAGAACATAAATCGGCACAAGGTGGTGTTATATCAACTTCAGGATTTAAAATATCTGGTGATGCTGAAGATAGAGTTTATTTCCTTGATGATGACGGCCTAGGAAATATTAGAAGATATTATTTAACAGGTTCTACAAGAAATTATGTTAACAATAATCAAGGTACTGTTAATTATACAACAGGTGAAATTGTAGTATCTTCTTTAAGCATTTCTAGTTTAGAAAATATAAGAGGCGCAACAACATCCGCAATAGAAATTACAACACAACCTGAATCAAATGACATTATTCCTGTAAGAGACCAAATTTTAAATATTGATTTAGCAAACTCTACAATAACAGTTGAAGCCGATACATTTGTTGGAGGTTCTGCTGACGCCGGTGTAGGATATACTTCAGTTTCTAGTTATAACACATAAGGATAATATCAGATGGCCAAGTTTACTGATAAAATATCTACACTCATAAACAGTCAAGCTCCAGAGTTTGTTGTTTCTGACCATCCAAAATTTTTAGAATTTGTAAAAGCATATTATACTTTTATGGAATCGGCTGAATTGGCCGTTACACAAGTTGAAAATACTGATGGTTTAAGATTAGAAACAGAAACTACACAGATTTCCAATTTATTATTAAATGCCTCTCGTATAGATACAGACAGAACATCACTTGATAGTGGCGATAAAATTTTATTAGAAGATACAACTTTTGGTAAATTTACTAGAGGTGAAACTATAACTGGTCAAACATCAGGTGCAACATCCACTATTTTAACCGAAGATTTAGATAATGACAAGCTTTATATTTCAGCACAAGATAAATTTATTATTGGTGAAGCGATTGTTGGTTCTTCATCTAATGCAAAAGCTATAGTTAATAATTATCGACCAAATCCTGTAACAAATATCCAAGAGTTATTAAATTTTAGGGATCCTGACAAAGTAATTTCTAATTTCTTAACAAAATTTAGAAATGAATTTTTAAATACTTTACCAGAAATTTTAGATGAAGGTATTGATAAAAGAAAGTTAATTAAAAATGTCAAGTCACTTTATCTAGCTAAAGGTACCAATAAAGGCCATGAGTTATTTTTTAAATTACTTTTTGGTTTACAATCTGAAACAATTTATCCTAGAGAACAGATGCTTAGAGTATCTGATGGTAAATGGGACGCTAAAACTATTTTAAGAGTTATTTCTTCTGTAGGAAATCCATTAAGTTTAATTGGCAGACAAATAGAGGGTATTACTTCAGGCGCAACAGCAATTGTTGAAAATGTATTTAAATTTAGAATTGGTACAAATGAAGTATCAGAATTTATTTTAAATAATGAAACAATTGTCGGAACATTTTCTGTAAGTGAACAAATTAGAGGTACAGCTACAGATGATGACGATACTTATATCAAAGCAAATATTACAGGTATTCCTGAGTCAGTTACTTTTAATAATGACGGTACTTTATATGAAACAGATGAAAATATAGCTATTACTGCCGGCGGTACAGGCGCTATCATTCAGATTAACGATATTGGCCGTGGCGGAATAACTAATTTATATATTAGTAATGCTGGTTCAGATTATTCAATAGGTGATAATTTGGTATTTGACAATTCAGGAACAACAGGTTCTGGAGCAGCTGGGTTTGTATCAGTTGTAAACGGTGGTTTTACACCAGAAGATGATACGGCTTTACAAATTTTATTTGAAGATGATAGTGGTTCTGTTTTATTAGAAAGTGCTTCTGACGGATTAAGTACAATTTTACTTGAAACAGATGAACCAGGAACAATTTTATTAGAAGACGGATTTAAATTAGTACAAGAAGAATCAGCAACCAGAGAATTAGAAAATCCTGCTTACCTTTTACAAGATACAGATGACACATCATCTATTACAGACCATATCATTTTAGAAACAGAAACTATTAGAGGTGATGCTTATGCTGGTAATAAACTTATACAAGAAGAAGGAACAGGTTCAGGTGATATTACAGATGTTTACTTAACCAATCCTGGAAATAATTACGATAAACTACCCATTATAACGATTGATACCGAAAGTGAAGTTAATGACGGAAAAATATTATGTTACGGTGATGAAATTGGAAGAATTATTAATTCAAAAATTGTTGAAGCTGGCGCTCAATATGAATTATCTCCGGCACCAACTTTAACACTTAGAAAAAAAGTTATTGTAGCAGGTGTTACAGGTGATTTTACTACCGATGGCACAGTTACAGGTGAGGATGTAAATGGTAATATAGTTACAGCAACTGTTGTATCTTACGATACTAATAGAGGTATTTTAAGTTTAACAGATGCAACAGGAACTTTTGCAAATGAAACAATAATTACAGATGATTTACTTTTAACAACAGGTACAGTTAAAAATTCAGACCAAGCTACGGCGTCAACAACAGTAGGAGCAGTAGCTGTTACTTCAGGTGCATTTATTAACCAAGATGGTCATGTTTCTGAAAACACAATGAGAATACAAGATAGTTTATATTATCAGGATTTTTCTTATGTAATTAGGGTCGGTCAGTCTATTAATGATTGGAGAAATAGTTTCAAAAAAACTATGCACACATCTGGTTTCTATTTTACAGGCCAAGTTAATATTCAATCACAAATTAGTGCTCAAATAAGTTCACCTGTCGAAGGTATAGTTTCAGGCATTTCAGAAAGTCCAATTTATGGCGTTATCGCAACTCTATTCTCAACAATATTTGGTAGAAGATTAGGTACAGAAGATGATGGTACAACTTTACGAACAAATCCTGAATTAGGTGTAAGTCCTGATTTTGATGATAGTACAAGTGAACACTTTACACCAAACACGAGAGATGTAACTTTAAGAAAAGATTACACTATCTTTATTAATTCAGGATATAATAATTTATATGCAATCACAGCTAGAGGTAATGATTACATTAGAGGTTATGCTTATGGCGGTCCAAAAATGGGAAGTTTAGATATATACAATAATCCATTTTCAAATCGTAATATGTTTAGTGGCAGCCACACCAATTCTCAATTAACAGCTGCCGGAGGTGTTCCAGGAGCTTACAATTATATAACACCATTGACTATGGAATCTTGGGCATCTCATACAGTACAAGGATTTAATGACACGAGTATAAATGGTACAGGTGTACAATTACAAGATTATGCAATAGATAACTTTAAAACATATATTGCATATCCTACTGAGGTAAATGTTGTTTATAGTGGTTCTCAATTTGATGCTACAGATATTAGTTTTGATGCTACAGATGTAACATTTGATGCAACACTATAATAAAACTTGTATAAATATTAGGGAAATTTAAGAGAGTAATCAATGGCAAAACAAAGTTTAAATATAGGAACTACAGCTGATGACGGTACAGGTACCACGATACGAGCTGGTGGTGACCTAATCAATGACAATTTTAACGAAATTTATAGTAAACTTGGTGATGGCACAACTTTACATGATTTAACTTTTCCAAATGCTACGGATACTGTAGTAGGCCGTGATACAACTGATACTCTTACTAATAAAACAATTAATAGCGCTTCAAACACTATTACAATTACCGAGTCTAATATTTCAGATTTAGGTTCATATATTACAGCCACTAGCACAGATACACTCCAAAATAAAACATTAGATGGTGGTTCTAATACATTTTCAAATATTCCAGGTTCAGCACTAACAAATTCAAGTTTTACATTAGTTGACGAGTCGTCAACATCAGCCACAATTAGTTTAGGTGAAACTTTAGGCATAACAGGCGGTACGAATTTAACAACTACTATTTCTGGAGATAATATAAATATTACACTAAATAGTAGTGTAACTGGTTTAACAAGTTTACAAACAGAAACATTGACAAATGCTTCTGGAAACTTATTAGTTGATAGTGCAACTTATATTACAGAATTTAGAGGTGATGGTTCAACAACTAGAGGCCAAATACAATTAAACTGTGAAGTTAATACACACGGTCAAAAAATTGTACCTCAACCTCATAGTGAAAGTGTTACAAATACTTTAACACTTCCTGCTGGTTCTGACCAAGAATTAGTAGGTACAACCGACACACAAACACTATCAAATAAAACTATTGGTGTTGGCCAATTAACTTGTAACACACGAGCATATACAGGTGATGGTTCAACAACAGATTTTACTGTGACAGACGGACAAACTGTAGATAATGTTTTAGTATTTTTAAATGGTGTATTCCAGAGGCCAACAACAGATTACACGATTTCAGGAACTACATTAACCTTTGGTACGGCTCCTGTATCAGCGGATGTAATAACAATTAAGGAGTTATAAGAGTAATATGACAAATACAATTAAAGAATCAAATATTACAGATAGTGCCATAACTACGGCTAAATTGGCCGATAGTGCTGTTACTAACGCAAAAATAACTGGTAATGTAAACTTCAAAAACATCATCATCAATGGTGATATGAATATTGCTCAAAGAGGAACTTCTGTTACTGGAATAACTGATAGTCTTACTTATCATACAATTGATAGATATAAAACACAGGTTATAACTGCTGGAACTTGGACACAAACGCAAGATACAGATGTTCCAACTGGTCAAGGTTTTACAAAGTCATTAAAAATGGATTGTACAACTGCTGATGCTAGTTTAGATGCAGATGATTTTGTAATTGTTAGACAAGATGTTGAAGGTCAAAACTTACAGTATTTAAAATATGGTACATCAAATGCAGAAAGTATTACTATGTCATTTTGGGTTAAATCAAATAAAACTGGCACTTATATTATTTGGTTATATTCTGATAATGCTTCCAATAGACATATTGCTAAATCATACACAATAGATACGGCAGACACTTGGGAAAAGAAAACAATAACTTTTGCTGGAGATACTGCACAAGCATTTACTAATGACAATGATGCTAGATTATGGGTATATTTCATTCTTGCGGCTGGAAGTAATTCAACATCAGGAACATTAGCTACTTCTTGGGAAAATTATGTAAAAGCAAACAGAGCAGTAGGTCAAGTCAATCTTGCAGATAGCACATCTAACTACATCAACATCACAGGAGTACAACTAGAAGCTGGAACAACCGCATCTGACTTTGAGTTCTTGCCTTATGATGTGAATTTACATAGATGTCAAAGGTATTTTCAAATAGCAGGTGGTGGACTGTGGGGTACAATGTCTAATGGTGCAGGTGCATTTACACATAGATTTTTTAATCAACCTCTTATTACAGAAATGAGAGAAGTACCTTCCATATCTTTTCCATCAAAAACTATATCTTTTTGGACTTGGGGAGGTACAGCAGGGACAACCACTACAATAGGAAGAAGTTTTGATGCTACAGGTCTTGGATTTATAGGAACACAAAATGATAAAACTTATGTTAGTGGTAGAGTATCAACTGCTTCTATTGATGATATTACAAGAGGCGAACTTTTAATGGATGTAACAGATGATGGTACTTTTAATGTGGATGCGGAGTTATAATTATGATTAGTTCAGTAAAAAAATTATATAATACAGAAAACGAATTTAGCAATTACGAATTAGTTTTAACTGATGGCCAAATATGGTGTGTACCATTAAATGAAAAAAACCAACATTACCGAGCAATACAAGAATGGATTGCAGAAGGTGGTGTGGTAATTGATAACCCACCAGAATAACATTATGAAAAGTAGTATAAATAGTATAAAAGGAAGATAGAGAAAAATTATGCCAGCGATTATTACAAACAAATTTAGAAGACACAATGCAGAAAAATTTTCAACTGCCTTAACAAGTGCTTCAAATGTATTCTATCTAGGAATAGGTAGACCACAGGCTTATGCCACATCAACAAGACCAGATACTCGTACTGAAAATGAAGGTACGGATATATCTCCTTTAACTCCGGTAGATTCTATACAAGAAGAATTTTACTCTTTTGATGATTTAATAGCTGCAAAAAAATTAAATACTTCCGATATTAGTTTTGTAATACCAAGAAGAAACTGGACTTCTGGTACTACTTACGATTATTATAGACACGATTACGGTAACAGAATTACAGGTACAACTACAGTACAATCTGCTGATAGTGGTGCAACCTCTTTATGGGACGCTACTTTTTATGTTTTAAATAGTGAAAATAGAGTTTATAAGTGTTTAG